ATAATCTGCTGTATGCAATGAATGCCTGGTGCGATATATCACAACTTGCGCCTGCTGGTGAATACAAAGCAGAATATAATTGGGGAGATGGCGTATTAGATGACCCTGACACAAGGCGGCAAGATATGTCTATGGATTTACAGCTTTTGAATGCTGGAATACTTAATGATTGGGAATTTCGCGTCAAATGGCTGAAAGAAGATGAAGCAACTGCAAAAGCAATGGTAAAAGATGAAGAAATAGAGGATATAAAGGAGGAATAATGAATGTTATCTCCAGAATATCTGAATTTAATAGAATTTAACGAAGTAGTAGAGTTATATAATAAATTAAATATAGAAATAACAGCAGATATAATAAAAAGAGTATCACAAATGCAAGACATAACAGTAACAACAAAAGAACAACTAAAAATAATAAAACAGGCAAATGGAACAGAAATATTTAATGAAGCATTAGAAAAAACATCTATGTTAACAGCAGAGACAAAAAGAGAACTAAAGAAGTTGTTTGAAAATGTGGCAAAAGAAGACATACAGGACTACAAAGAATTATATCAGTATAGAGATATACCGTTTAAGTTAAGTACAAGCCAATATGCGGTACTTAATGCAGGGCTAAAACAAACAAATAGAGTGTTAAAGAATTTTACAAATACAATAGCATTTCAAAGTAAGCAAGCATATATAGAAGCCGTTGACTTGGCATATATGAAAGTAGCAAGTGGAGCATTTAGTTATGATGTAGCTATAAGTGAAGCATGCCAAGAATTAGCAAACAAAGGGATAACATTAAAAGATAAACTAGGAAGAAATGTACAATTGGAGGTAGCAGTTAGGAGAAATGTTTTAACAGGGCTTAGAGAAACAGCAAGCAAAATAGAAAGAGACATAGAAAAAGACTTGGGTTGTGATGGTTATGAAGTTTCAGCACATGCAGGAGCAAGACCAACACATGCAGAAGCACAAGGAAAACAATATGCTATAAACTCAAAAGATGCACAAAAATATGGAGTAGGTATATGGTCAGATGTAGAAAGCTTATGGGGAGAATACAATTGTAGACATACTTATTTTGGTATTATATTAGGTATTTCAGAGCCTGTATATACAGATAAAGAATTAAAAGAAATGAAAGATGCAACAGCAACATATAAAGGCAAAGAAATTCCATTATATGAAGCAACACAAAAGCAAAGAGCATATGAAAATACAATTAGAAAGCAAAAAAGAGCAGTGCAAACATTAGAAAAAGCAAATCAAGATACAAAAAAAGCTAAGGGTCAACTAGCACAATATCAAAAGAAATATAATGATTTCTGTAAGGAAACAGGATTACAGAAAAAGTGTAATAGATTAAAAGTTGCAAACAATAAATTAAACAAAGATGAAAAATATGCTATAAATCAATATATAAGTTCTGATTTTTATCCAATAAATGAAAAACTAAGAAAAAGGCAAGAGTTAACCAGAAATGAAATAAGAATGTGTTTAAGGTTAGATAGTGCATTAGATAAATTGCCAAGATATGAAGGATTAGTAACACGTTCATTAAGTTTTAACCAAGAAGATTTACAAGAATTTCTTGAAAAACATACTGCTGGAAGGGAAGTAGAGTATTTTGCTTATACATCAACAACAATTGGAAGTAGGTATAATTATGAAAGCCAAGTAGAACTATACATATATTCACAAAAGGGAAGAAGTATGTTAAAATATAATACAGAAGAGAAGGAAGTTTTATATAAAAGAAATTCAAAATTCAAAGTTAAAGAAATTGACTTCATGAATAACATATATCATATTTTATTGGAGGAGATAGAATGAAAGAGAAATTATTTAGTTCTTATAGGTGGCATGAGCCAATAAATGCAGTTCAAATTGGATATGAAGAACAATCAAAAGAAGAAAGAATAAAAAGCAAGAAGAAACTTATGCAAATATTAGTTAAAAGAGGAGAAATAACACAAGAAGCAGCAGATAAAAGAATAAAAGATTTTATTGATAGTTTTAAATAAGTCATTAAATTTTCAAAATATATAAAGAAGCTGACGAGCTTCTTTTTTTATGGGTTTTATTAATGGTTACCTTAGAAGAAATTAATGGGTGGGCATACACTGTTAACAATAGCAAATATTACAAATTCAAGTGGACGAAAAACCACGTAAAAAAATCGTAGTAGGAGGAATATTTATGAAAAAAGAGTTTTTAGAGAATTTATTTAAAGATTTAGAAATGGAGGAAGAAACCAGAAAGGCACTTATTAAATCTATTTTAGACGAAAATGGAAATGACTTAAACAATGAAAAAGCTAAAACAGAAGGTGTTAAGAATGATTTAAAAGTGAAAAATACTTTAATCGAAGAATTAAATGCAAAAATTAAAGAAGCAGGTTCTGTCGATATAGAAGAAATCAAAAAGCAAGCAAAAGAAGAAGGTTTTGCCGAAGGTTCTAAAGAAGTGGATGAGTTCAAAAAAACAAATGCATTAAAGAGCTCAATAAAAGGAGCAAAAGACTTTGACCTAGTTTATAGCAAACTAGACAAAGAAAAAATTAAATACGAAAAAGATGATAAAGGAGAATACACAGTAACTGGCATTGATGAGCAAATTAAAGACGTTAAAGAAAAGTATTCTTTTTTATTTGAGGAAGAAAACGATGGAAGTGGAGACACAGAAATCAATTTAGGTGGAGAACACAAGGGTGGTTCTTCAGCACCAGACTTTAATTTTGGTTTTACACCAATACACCCTATAGAAAATAAATAATAGAAAGAAGGAATGAAAAAATGGCAGTAGTAAATTATGCAGAACAATACTCAAGAGCATTAGCTCAAAATTTTCCATATGTATTAAACTTTGGAAAATTATTCAACACACCAAACAATTCAACATATAAGGTAATCGACGCAAAAACAATAAAAATACCAACAATTGCAACATCTGGAAGAATAGATGGAAACAGAGATGAAATAACAGGATTTTCAAGAAATGTAGATAATGACTGGGAAGTAAAAACTTTAGCAAACCACAGAGAATGGGATACATTATTACACCCACAAGACGTAAACCAAACAAATATGGTTTTATCAATTCAAAATGCTACAAAAGTATTTAATGAAACACAAAAATTCCCAGAAATGGACGCTTATTGTATTTCAAAAATACATAGTGAAGCAGTCAATGCAGAAGTTGCAGATGACACAACAGCATTAACAGTAGAAAACATATTATCTAAATTTGATGAATACATGCAAGCTATGGACGATGCAAGAGTTCCACAAACTGGACGTATTTTATATGTAACACCAGCTGTAAAAACATTGATAAAAAATGCAAAAGACGTTGTAAAAACTATTAATGTAGGTGGTGGAGCAACAGCATTAAATAGAAACATATCAAGAATAGATGAGGTTGAAATCATCTCAGTTCCATCTGATTTAATGAAAACAGTATATGACTTTAGCAAAGGTTGGAAAGTAGGAGAAACAGCAAAACAAATTAATATGTTGTTAATCCACCCAATAGCTGTATTTACACCTGTAAGCTATTCTTTTGCTAGTATGGAAACACCATCAGCACACACAAAAGGAAAATACTTATATTATGAAGAATCTTTTGAAGATGTATTTATTTTAAATCAAAGAAAAAATGCAATAAAATTCAATGTAGAAGCTTAGGAGGTAAATTATGATAGCTGTAAAAGGGAATAAAGAAATTAAAATATTAGAAATGCAAAAAGAAACTTACCTAGAAAAAGGTTATAAAATTTTAGATAAAGATTTAAAAGTTATAGCTAACCCTAGCACAAAAGAAGAAAAAATAAAAAAACTAGAAGAAGAAAACAAAGAGCTAAAAGCAGAAATAAAAAAATTACAAGAAGCCAACAAAAAGGCTAAATAGGAGTTGATAACATGGTATATGCAAACTATGAATATTACAAAGAAAAATATTTTGGTACATTACCAGAAAACTCTTTTAACTCATTGATTTTAAAAGCAAGCAGAGAAATTGATAACAATGTCAATACCAGATTAAGTCAAGAAGTTATAGACAAATTACCAGAAGAAGCACAAGAAAGGCTAAAATATACTACTTGTGCTTTAACTGATTTATTACACATAAAACAAGAAAATAGCGAAAGGAAAGTTAGTTCAATTTCAATTGATGGTGTAAGTAAAACATTCAAAACAAATTCAAATAGCGAAACAAAAAGAGAAAAGAAAGAAATTTTAAAGGGACTACCAATTGAGCTAACAAGGTATTTATAATGAACGATTTTCCATTAAAGAAAATAACAATATATTGTAAAACAGAAAACGGATATAAAAGAACAGTAAAAGAAGCCAGCTTTCGTAATACTTCAATTCTAAACAAAGATAATTATGGTTTTAGTAGTACAGATGATGTAATTGTACGTATTTTTGATATAAAAGGATTTAATACAGACATATACAGAAAAACGAACGAACCTACTTTAGAAATACCATTAGATGCCTTCTTAGGGGAAACATGGAGCATTCAAAAAGGCGATGTAGTGGTAAATGGAGAAATTTTAGACGAAATAAAAGGAACAACGCCAATAACAGAATTAAGTAAGCAATATGGAAAAGATAATGTTTATAAAATCAACAAAATAAATGTTCTAATTTATGAAGATAAAGACTTGCAAGATTTAAACCATGTAAAATTGGGGTGTATATAAATGAATTTTAAAGTAGACCATAAGCCATTACTAACAATATATAAAAAATTAGGATTAGAAGAAAAAGGAAAAGTACAGCAGTTTTTAGGGAAAATTGTTGCAGATAATTTAAAAGCATATGTATCACTTGATAGCGGAACACAACAAAGGCAAACAAGGCCCATAAAAGGAGGTACATATGTAGAAATAAATGTGCCATATGCTCGTTTTCAAGCAGGTGGAAAAGTAATGATAGGAATAAAAAGCAGAAGTCCTTGGGCTAAAAGAGGAGAAAGAAAAGTGCTTACGATGAGGAATTTAATATACCACAGCAATGGAAAACGTGGAGCAAGACCTTTTGAAAGAATGAAAGCAGACAAAAAAGAAAGCATATTAAGACAAACAGCAAATTATGCAAGGAGGCTAGATAATAATGGATAAAGCAATAAATGATTGGTTATTACAATATGAACCAATAAAAGAAATAGCAGAAATGATACATACAGACAAATTACCAGATGAAACAAATACGTTAGCTTTGCAAAGAAGTGGAGTAGAAAAATTGCCACAAAGATACATAACAGAAAAAGGTTGGTATAGACAATATCAATACGTTTTACTTTTAAAATCATACAGTGAAGATGACATACAAAGACTACAAAATTTAGACTGGCTAGATGATTTAAGCAATTGGATAGACAAACAAAACATATTAAAGAACTATCCAAAATTAGAAAATAAAGAAATAAAAGAAGTGAGCTGTGCTAATGCGATAACTTATGAAACCAGCGAAGATGGAACAATAAGTACGTATTATCTACAGCTTTATTTTAATATAAAAGGAGGAATTTAAAATGGCAGGAAATGCAGAAACAGAAACAAAATTAAGAGACATAATGCAATATGACCAAGCACATTACTTTGGTATAAACGACGAAATAGTACTAGGAGGTGTAATAACAGAATTAACAGAAAGTGCGAACCCAACAGAAAGTGAAAAACAATACATACATCAAAAATCAAAAGTAACAAAAGTAACAGGGTTTGCAAACGAATTTCCAATTACAATGGACATGGTAAAAGGGGACAAAGTATTTGAATATATGTACAATTTATTCTATGAAAGAAAAGTTGGTTCAGATTTAGATGTAGACCATTATATAGTAGACCTATGGAAACCAGTAGCAGAGCAAACAGATACATATGAAGCAAGAAAAATAGTACAAACATGTTCAATTACAGAATGTAATGGGGCAGCAGGAGAACAAAAACAAATAACAGGTTCACTAAAAGGTGGAGACTTTGTTTATGGTACATTTAACACAAAAACAAAAACATTTACAGAAAACGTATAGAAAATTATAAAAAATAAGTGCAAGATTAAGCATAATTATATAAAAGAAAGGTTGAAAAGAAAATGGAAAATAAAAGATTAAAGTTTGGATATGAAGATACCGATAAAAAGATAGAAATTGAGTTATATGGAATAATATTTGAGATTAATAATTTAGATAGCTTAGAGGAATTAGAAAATTTAGATGCAGAAAATGGAAATGCAGTAGAGGCACAATTAGAAAAAATACTAGGTAAAGGTGCTATAGAGAAAATTAATAATAAAAGAATAAGTGATGGATATAAGAAATTAGATTTGAATGTAGAGTTAAGTATTTTAGGTTGCATATTTGAAGCATATGCAAAGAGTATGACAGGAAATGTTTTAGACAGAGCAACTAATGCAGTTAATAGTATAAATAAAGATATAAATAGAGCTAATATAAGAAATAGAGAGCAAAGGAGGAATTATAACAGGAATAACAACAGAAATGGTTATAACAGGAAAAGAAATAGTAGGAGATATTATTAATGGTTATGTTTAATAAATTGCCTTATTCTATAATTTTACAAGGAAAAAAATATAGAATAAATGCAGACTTTAGAAACATGATATTTTTTGAAAAAGAAATTTTAAATAAAAGTATAGATAAGGATAAAAGGTTGGAAAAAGAAATGAAATATTTTTATCCTTATTTTTTTAATAATTATGAAGAACTATTAAGAACCCCAAAATTATACAAAGAAGCATGTGAAAAATTAATATGGTTTTATAAATGTGGTAGGGAAGATTATCATAAAATAAAAGGAAACAATAACACAAATATATCAAATACACAAATTTATAGCTATAAATTTGACGACGAATACATATATGGAGCATTTTACGAGCAATATGGAATAGATTTATCTTATGAAAAAGTACACTGGTGGAAGTTCAAGGCATTACTTAAATCTCTAAAAAGTGATACAGAGTTTGTAAAGATAAAAGGCTACAGAGCTTATAATGGAAAAGATAAAAATATGTTAGAGTTAAAAGAATATTGGCAGTTACCACAACTAGTAGAAGAACAAGAAAGGTTAAATAGGATTTTTGAAGAACTAAAATAGTTGACAAAATAAAAAAAACTAAGTATAATAATACTACAGAAATTGAGAATAATAAAATTCATAGCTATAAAATTTCTGTAGATTAGTTTTAACCAAAAACCAAAGAGGTGCAAAAAAGACTAGAGTGTGTGAAACTCTAGTCTTTTACTATATGAATTAGTCGCCAAAATCTTTTAAGATTTTGTAAAGCAATGTCAACACATAGATTTTAGTAATTAGTTTTAACCATTTTCCCAAAGATTATACCTCCTTTTAGGAAGATGGGTGCAAGATGAGTATACATTAATTAAGAATAAAAGGCAATAAAAATGTAAAAAAATTCAAAGTTTAGCAAGTTTCGACAGCATATGACAAATTGAAACTGTTATACTCTTCTTAAAATAAAAGGAGGAGTTCATATGGAAGAAGAAAAAAAGCCAATTTATAAAAAATGGTGGTTTTGGGTAATTATTATAGTAGTTATTGCAATGGTAGGAGTAGGAGAAAATAGTAATACTGCTAATACAATTAACAATATAGAAACTATAAATAACAATGAAAAAAAAAGCAATGATACTTATGATAATCAAGAAATTAAAGTAGAAGAAAATTCAACATATAAAACATCATATAAGTGGGAATGCACAAAGGACATAAGACATGAACAAATAGAAGAAACGGAGATACTAGCAGTAGAAGCAGATGTTTATGATGGAATTAATCTTGAAAGTGGTAAGTATAAAATAAGTTATTCATATGAGGATTATACATCTACTCTCGGATTGGAAACAACAAATAAATATAATAGATTTTATTTTGTTTATGTTACCAATGAATTAATGGACGTTAATACATTATTAAGTAAAGAAACTAAAATAAATAAGGGATATACTTTTTCGCCAACTTTACATGATGAACAAACAATACAATTAGAAAGGGGTCAATATATTTATATTCAACATACACCTCAAAAAGAGGCGGGGTATGGAACTATAGAACTAAAGAAAATAAGTAATTAATTATTAAAGGAGGGCAAGATATATGGTTTGTCCAAAATGTGGAAGTAGCAATACAAATGTCCAAATGGTTACAGAAAGTCAATTAAGAACTAAGCATAAAAGTATGTTATATTGGGTAATTATTGGTTGGTGGTGGAGACCATTACTATGGATTTTTTTAACATTACCAATGTTATTAGGAACTTTATTTGGACATAAAAAACAAAAGTTAGTAACTAAACATAAAAGTATGGCAGTTTGCCAAGACTGCGGATATAATTGGGAAACATAACTTTAAGTAAATATAACACTTACAAAAATGTAGGTGTTTTTATTTTATAGAAAAAATCTTAAAATGCCTCTTGACAAACAATGTAAAAAAGTGTACAATATTACATGTAAACAGGAGGTGGAAAAATGTCAGAAAAAGTTTTAGCTATTCGCATAGATGATGAACTACAAAAAGAAGTAAAAATACATCTGGCAAAGAATGGAATAAGTTTAAAGGATTATATAACAAATTTAATACAAGATGATTTAGTAAAAGCAAAAAGAAGGGAAAATGCGAATAAATAAAACAGAGAAGCCTATTGGTATATCTTGGCGGATATATAGACTTCTCACACAACAGAGATTAACTCTATCTATGAAATAGTATATCATAGAATTAGAGAAATCTCAACTTAAAATATAAAAATTTTTAAAGGAGGTTTCTTTTTATTATGGGAATAAAAGAAAAAATAAAAAAAAGTTTATCAGAAAAACAATATTATAGTAACTAATGAAACAGTAGAAGCAATTATGCAAGAT